AGAGGAAATTCAGTATCTAATATATAGATTTTGTGCTTTTATATCAAAGGTAGAAAAGGAAATAAACTTTCTTAAAGGTCCGCTCGAATTGCTTGTCGAAAATTATAAGAACGCAATATCCACTCTTACGGGCAGATCAAACTACAATACAGCAGCTGCGGTCGCCTCCGGTGCAATACGATATGGCGTTGATCAGCGGAGAACTGGGGTGACAGAATCTCAGACACGAGAAACATCATATGGAAATGAAGAACCCATAGATCCAGCAGAAATAGATAATGTGACAAAATGGAATAACGGTAAGGGAGATAGCAGAGTAACATTTGACGGCGGCCCTCTAAGAGACGGCGAGCAAAGCTGGTCAAAAGTAGAGCCACTAGCAAAAATACGACTAATGCGTCTTCAGGCAGCATTCGGAAAACAACTACTGATAAAAAGCGCGTGGCGTAGTATACAACGACAAGAGGAATTGTATGCAAAAGATCTTGCTGATAATGGCGGAAGCCCATCTGGAAATGTAGCTAAACCCGGAAGTTCTCTCCACAATTCTGGACTTGCTTTTGATGTAGTGTGGAGCGGCATAAATACACAGACAAGAGAAGAATTCATAGAAATGGCTAGAAGCAAAAGGTTTGGTGGAATTGGTAGATATGGAACACAGTTCGTCCATATAGACATTGGAGCCGAAAGAAGCTGGGGAAGTTAATGGTAGTATCGATAATAACGCCTGCGCAAAAGAAATTTTCGCTATATTCAGATTTTCATAAGGACATGACCCAAAATCCGATTTCGCTTGACTTAGCAGTAAAGCGAGATGAAGAAGCTGTACGCGAATCGATCAAAAATTTGATACTCACCAACAAGGGAGAACGACTCTTTCAGCCGCTTCTCGGTGGAAATGTTACATCACACCTCTTTGAAAACAATACACCAGCAACAACCAAACTTATTCAAGAACAGATCAAGGCGACCATAAACCAATATGAACCAAGAGCACAACTCATAGATGTGGTGGTTCAGTCGTCAATAGATGATAATCGAATCGAAGTGACGATATATTTCTATATATCAAACATCGAACAACCCGTATCAGTCACCGTATTTCTAGAGAGAACACGCTAATGACAAACACACCAATTACTGAACTTGACTTCTTTGCTATAAAGGAGCAGCTGAAAGATTATCTAAAGACTCAGACGAAGTTCAAAGACTACGACTATGAAGGCTCGAACATGTCAGTACTCTTGGATGTGCTATCTTATAATACATTTCAAGGCAACTTTTATACAAATATGGCAATCAATGAGATGTTCCTTGATTCGGCTCAACTTAGAAGTTCTGTTGTGTCACATGCGAAGGAACTAAACTATACTCCAAGATCTAATGTATCTGCAAAAGCCATTGTTCGGATAACTATCAGAGATACCGTATATAAGGGTCTAGCGATTGAAATTCCAGCATACTCGCGATTTGCTTCAACCTACCAAAATCAGAACTTCAATTTCATAACACAAGATACTTATGTCGCGTACAAAACTGGGCCAGGCGTTTTTGTTGCGGATAATGTGGAAATCTTTGAAGGTGACATATTGCAAAATTTCGAGAAGGATGGATTCATCTTTTTTGAAGCTGACGGCGATGCAAGCTTTAGATGTGTTCTTCAAAACGAGAATGTTGATATTTCTTCAATTAGGGTATTTTCGGATGACGACCTAGAAGAGTATATCTACAAAAAGGATATCTATGGAGTACAAGGTACAGATTTAGTATTTTATGTAGAGCCATATTTTGACGACAAATACTCGGTTATATTTGGTGCTAATATTTACGGTAAGCAACCAAAGTCTGACACTGATATCAAAATTTCATATCGAGTAACCAATGGTGCGATTGCTAATGGTGCAAACCGCTTTACTGCAAACTTTAGAAGTAATGTAACCGTAGAATTGATTGAAGCAGCATCGGGTGGAGCTGCCCGAGAGACTATTGATAGCATCAAGTTTTTTGCACCAAGATCGATTCAGATACAGGAAAGAGCTGTAACATCTAGAGATTACGAGATTCTTCTAAAGCAGAAGTTTCCAGATATAAAATCGGTTTCCGTATTTGGTGGAGATGAACTCGACCCACCACAATATGGCAGGGTAGCTGTATCAATCAACAAGCAATCAAATCAGCAGATATCAACGCCGTTCCAGAATGATGTATTGGCATATCTTTCCGATAAAACCCCATTGACAATCAAACCAGTATTTGTCAACCCGGGCTATCTATATGCAAACATCTTAGTAGAGGCAAGTTATACACTAAAAACGTCAAGCAAATCACGCGGACAATTCGAGAAAACTATACGAGACACAATTCAGAATTATGCTGAAACGAATCTAAATGATTTTGCTAAAGTAATACGACATTCAAAACTATCAACAGCAATTGATAATACTGATACAAGCATCCTAAGCAATACTCTTACAATTAAACCTTATATTGAATATTCGCCAGAATTCGGCATTAAACAAAATCCTAAATTCAATTTTAATGCAGAATTGAAACGACCATATAATAGAACACAGGGTGCTTGTCCTGTTGACTATGAACCAGCAATAAAAAGCACAACGTTTTATTATCAAACGATATGCGTATACTTCAGAGACGATGGTATTGGAAATATTCAGATTGTTACCGACAGCGCAAACACAACCACAGTTATTGATCCGAATGTTGGTACTGTCAATTATGACACCGGAGAAGTAAAGCTTAATAATATAGCAATTGACAGTTATGTTGGTGCTGGAATTAAGATAATCGCAAGTACGAAATCCCTTGACATCACATCACCAAAGAATAGAGTTTTTCTGATACGTGACGAAGATGTTGCAGTTATATTAAATGAGATAAAATAATGCAAGTAGAAAAGTATATCTCATACCAAATAGAAAGACAATTTCCAGCTCTATATCGCGAAACTGGCATCGAATTGGTTGACTTTGTTAAATCATACTATGATTTTCTTGAGAGATCTCCGAATCAGGGCACATACAACTCTAGACGGCTTTTTGAATATAGAGACATTGATAATACACTTGAGCAACTGATAGTTTTCTTTAAGAATAAGTACATGAGTGATCTTCCATACAACGATAACTCAATTCGATTTATAGTGAAGAATATTCTAGACCTCTACAGAAGAAAGGGCAACAAAGAAAGTGCTGAGCTTTTCTTTAAGATGTTCTACGACGAGACAGTCAAGATATATTACCCATCTGTTGCTATGCTTAAGCCTTCTGATTCCAAATGGGAGACTCAGAAGTATTTACAGCTTTTTCCAGAATCTCCACTTGGATTTAGAAATGTCGTTGGCGGAAGAATTATTGGGACATTTTCTAAAGCTGAAGCAGTCATCGAAAAGGCATTTTTTATTCTTCTAAATAAAACTATCGTCCCGATATTGTATATCAATAATGTTCGGGGAGAATTCACTAGCTATGATAAGATAGTATACAAGGACATAACTGCAAAACAGATTGGTGTTGTTTATGGTTCACTAAATTCAGCAGAAGTAGTGGATGTTCAAACCATCAATCCAACCAGCGGAAACAAAGTTGGTGATATTCTTACAGTGTCCAGTACAAATGGAATTGGCGCAAAGTTGATTGTCACTGGTGTTTCTAGTTCATTTAGTGGCGAAGTTAAATACACTATAACAAATGGTGGCTGGGGATACTCCAAAGAAAATACCTTACTATTAGTATCAAACCAAGTAATAATATTGGATAAAGAAGATGGCAGGCAATTCAACCCGTTTGATTCAATTCAGGATCAACTTGCAAATTCTGGTACCGTTATCGGGCAAAATGGAACTGCGCTCGGAGTGAGAGTTCCAGAAGGCCAAGCATTCAATATCAACTCCGTTCTACGCGATGCAAACAATGATATCATACAATTCGAACAAATTATAGCAAAAAACGATAGTTCGCCTGGGCCACTTTTCCCAGAAGCCTCCATAGAAGAATTGGGATATGCCGTAAAAGTAAGCGAGCTCGAAAATACGGAAATCGTATCAATCATAACTGACATTATTGGTAACTTTGTCAATGTCCCATTGGACGCATTGAACTTTAGTGATTCGCCTGCTGAAATTCCAATGTCAGGGGTAGACCCCGTAAATTTATCAACACCACTGAATCAAGCATTTTCAACAGTCACGTTTGAAATTGGTACCATAGTATCATTTGAAAATGTCAGTCCGGGTGTCGATTATATTAATGATGTATTTGCTATAGCATATGACCCTGTTATTGCATCTACCAATAGAAAAAACCAAATTGTTACATATAGTGGATTGAGTTCCCTTTTTAGTATAGGTGATCTGATAACACAAGGTGGAACTACTGCAAAAATCGTTGATGTTATCGAAAACAGGTTGTATGTTCTTCCATATAATTCTACTGGTATTATACCAGGTTCTACATTCAATCATAAGGGCATAAACTATAGCATTTCTAGTGTGCTAATCGATTATGCGTCAAAAATAGCTG